CTTGTCATAAACAATCTAAATTTTATAGTAATGGAGAAAGAATCTCTTATTGAGGGTTTAAGAAGCAGACTCGGAGATAATGCGGCTGCTGTTTCCGATAGAAGTTATGATGAGATCGCTACGGCTGCACTTCCAATGTTCGCAGACGACGCTAAAGTCACAGATGACACATGGAAAGTGCCTGTTCAGATGCTAAGCTCGCTTGTTGGCCAGTACCGACATGACGTAGCAGACGGAATTGCAAAAGGCAAGGACACATGGGCAGCTGAGCAGGGAGAGGCTAACAAGAAAGCTGTAGCCGATGCAGTGGCAAAAGCCAAGGCTGAGTGGGAGGCTTCCTTAAAAGACAAGAAAGATAAAGGCTCTGCGGAAGGCAGTGGCGACGGAAAGGGTACAAACCCGGACATCCTTGAGCAGGTAAAAACATTGCTCGCTGAGAACAACAAGCAGTTGCTTTCAGAAGACGGAGCCATTGGAAAGCTTACTTCTTCGGTAAACGGGTTCATGGAGAACTACAACAAGCAGCAGAAGGAGAGCCTTGAAAGCGGTATTCGTAAGCAGATTTCCGATTACCTGTCTGACAAGGGCGCATCTTACAAACCAGCTGTGAGCCTTGCTATAAAGAACTTGAAGATTGGCGACAATCCTGACATGGATGTATTGAAGTTACAGGCCGAGAAGGATTATATGGCAATCGTAAAAGACTTCTACGGTGACGGTGGGAAACCTTTTGGTGGAACCGGCACCGGCGGCACGGGGAAAGGCTTGGTAGATGACTACATCAAGCAACGTGCGCAAGAAGCTCAGAAAGAAGCTAATGACGCAGAGGCACTGCGGAAGAGTTTTAAATAACAAACAATTTTAATTAACAGAAGTATGATTCAAGGTACAGAATTTAACCAGACCGTCAAGTACTCCAAGAAGTACGGCGGTGTGCGTAAGGTTTTTGAAGGAAAGCCTTACATGCTGGTAGGCGGATTCAGCTTCAATCTTGAAGACCTTCCGCTTCCCGGAAACGTGCTTCCCGCAGGCGCACCTGTCAGTGTTGACGAGGACAAGCGTACCATCACTCCTATCTACACTATTGCAGTAAAGAGTGTTGCTGACGCCGTAGTCACCGTTGCAAAGTCCGAGTGGGGAGTACCCGTAAAGGTTGGTATGGTTGCTCCGACGGGCGAGACTGTCACCGCCGTAGAGGATGCTGACGACACCTACAAAGTAACATTCAGCGCAGCTCCCGCAGCAGCAAAGGAAGGTGCGATTCTCACACTCTATCCGAAGAGCGTAGGTAAGGCTGGTGTAAAGGCCAATGCCCTGCTCTATTGCGACATCTGCCTCGACCCGTATGCTACGGCATGTCTCGGCGACGCAGTATGGTTCTGTGAGTATCCCGTGCTCGCACGCAGGACGTTCCCGATCACTGACGACATCAAGACACAGCTTCGTGAGGCTGGATGCGCATTCTATTTTTCTAACCGCAAATAAAAAGGAGGACTGATTTATGAGAAGCAACACACTTTATTCTTATGACATTAGCCAGTTCCTTGGAGCCGGTTCTTTCGGTGTCCTCCTGAACACGGCTAATCAGAAATACAATGAGGCTATCTGGCGTCGCTACGCTGATTGGGGTATGCCTACCGATGATACCGAGTGGGTACAGGGTATGAAGGAGACACCGATTCTCGTGCGTGCGTCTATCCTTGGCCCTGATGGTAACAAGCCTCAGAGAAGCACTGAAGGATGGAATGTCTACAAGGGTTCCGTTCCAGAGTTTGGTCACTCTTTCAGCATCGACCAAGACGATTTCAAGACGCTCCGCAAGCGTTCCAAGCTTGAGGGTACTCCGTTTGAGAACCTTATGGTAGACAGTCTTATTCAGAACTCATCGAACATGCTTGGCGGTATTCATAACGAGTTGTCTCACATGGTGTTGAGCGCGCTCTCTACCGCAGAGATCCACGAGGCATCTGTTGACGGTGGCAAGTACGACTTCCAGTTCCCGTTGGAGAAAGGTCACAAGCTCGATGTCACAACCATGTGGTTCAACAAGGACGGTTCTGCAAATGAAGCCGCTGATCCTGTCAAGGACATCGTGGACATGCAGAAGTATCTGACTGACGGCTTACAGCTCGCCGTAGACCATTGGAAGATCAGCAAGACACTGCTTGACAAGCTTCTTGCTCATCCGAAGGTGATTTCCTCTTGTATGGCACGTGCCGAGTTCCGCAACGTCAACACTTCGTTGCAGGGCAGCTTGTTGCTCACACAGGACGAGGAGCTCGCTATCATCCACGGTCTCGGCATTTGGCCGTTCGATGTTATCGACTTCAAGACCCGTCACGAGGAAGACGGCAAGCCTCAGTTGGATGAGCCCGCATTTGACCCGAAGGTTATGGTGGCCGCAAACAGCCAGTTCAAGCCTTTCACCATCAAGTGCACGAACTCTATCTATCGTGACCGTCTGAAGGCTGGTCCTACCGCAAGCACATCTCTGTACTCGTTCGTTGAGGACAGAATCGCAGTGTTGTCAACATGGCAGGAGCGTCCTATCAAGAACATCGTGGACTTCGGCTTGCAGGCTGGCCCTGTATTCCGCAACACCCACGACCTCGCAATCTTGAAGGTGCAGGCAGACAAGTAGTTTAACTAACGAACACTGATAGTTATGGCAGAGCAAGAGCAGACATTCACTATAGAATCCTATCTTAGGGGGAAGGTGAGGAATATCGACATTACTGATGATGCGATGATGTCGGCACTCGTTGACGCACAGGTTGAACCCGGCACAGCGGCAATGGAGGCTACCGACAAGCAGAAAGACCTCGCATTGGCATCCATCTTCATTTGGATTGCCGGTTCTCCCACCCGTTCGCAAAGTATCAAGGATGCTGACGGACGATGGAGCCACGAGGAAGGAGGAGAGCAGATGTCTGCCCTTGCCGCCAACCGTTATCTCGCTATGGCCAACGAGCTCCGCAAGAAATGGGGCTTGACGGCCGTAGCTAACTCTCAATGGGGCTTCAAAGGAAGCGGATTCCATGACGTAAGAGACTATGGCTCACTTCATTACTAAGCGCTATGACTAAGATAAACAACCCAAGATTTCCACATACATGCAAGGTCTATCGGAAGATGACCGTAACAACGGCTGCATCCGACGATCCTAACGTGGACGAGGATGATACCACACAGACCACGGAGAAAGTGCTGTATGAGGGAAAATGCAGGAGCTACGACCACGACACCACGTCAGACAAGGGAGAAGTTATCACAGCAGTCCGTGACCTCGCCTTGCCCATGAAACAGGACGAGTGGACGGAGG